CAATCAAGTTGAATGAGCCTGTTGTGGTCAACAACGCACCTACACCATTGGCCACGCCATTGGGTTGTGTATATGTAATTGTACCACCAGTGGTAGTGGCCATTGTGGTTGTTGAGGCCACGTTGACTGATTGGTGATACGAAATTTGAGTTGATACCAAGTTATCAACGTACAGTTTGGTTGCCGCATCTGAATCAGCAAATGGACTGGCCAAGTTGTTGATCCAAGTGTTAGCACTCAATACAACATTGCCGCTTGGTTGCAACAACAAGTTACCGCCGGTTACACCAACCAATAAGTTACCAGAAACATTGCGAATCTGGTTGGTGTTTACATTACCACCAGTAATATTACCTGTGGCCGAAATCAATCCACCTGTTAGTATGTTTCCACCTGTTATGTCAGCAGTAGCACTTACTACGCCACCTGTGAGCAAGTTACCACCGGTTACGTTGGCAGTGGCACTTACCAAGCCACCAGTTAATACATTACCACCTGTGATGTTGGCAGCACTTGTTATGGTTGACGTTGCTGATATCAAACCAGCAGTTGTTACATTACCACCAACAACGTTACCTGTTGCTGACACATATCCAGCAGTCAATATGTTACCACCAACCACGTTGGCAGCACTAGTGATAGTTGATGTTGCTGAAACTGCGCCAGCCGTTAATATGTTACCACCTGTTACATTACCTGTTGCAGTAACTAATCCAGCGGTTGTTAAATTGCCACCTGTTACATTGCCTGTTGCAGTAACTAATCCAGCGGTTGTTAAATTGCCACCAACAACGTTGGCAGCACTTGTGATTGTCGAAGTTGCTGATATTAAACCAGCAGTTAATATATTAGCGCCAGTGATGTTGCCACTTGCAACAATACCGTAGTTACTTACACCGTTCGCTAAAAGGTTGCCGGTTGTGAATGTAACAACTGGGTCAGTACTAACTGCTACCACAACATTACCACCAGAGGCAACAACGTTTACACTACTTGTACCATTTGAAATCTTGGCAAGACCTGATGTTTGGCTTATGTTACCAAACAAGTAGTTACCAGTCACGTTGCCAGTTGCACTTACTACTCCAGCAGTCAACAAGTTACCACCTGTGATGTTGGCAGTTGCTGATACTAATCCGCCAGTCAGGACATTGCCGCCAGTGACATTGCCACTTGCACTCAATTCACCTGTGATGTACTCACCTGTTGTGGCAAACACTGCTACGTTTGATGTGCCATTCACGCTTACTGTGACATTGGCATTGGCTGCCGCGATGTTTACATTACTTGTGCCATTGTTGATGTTGGCCACTGATGTAATGATACCTGTCAAGAAGAAACCATTACCGTTGATGAAATTACCGGTTACATTGCCGGTCGCAGAGACTAAACCTGCTGTTAAAACATTACCGCCTGTGACGTTTCCAGTTACTGATGCAAGTCCACCTGACAACAAGTTACCACCTGTTACATTGGCTGTAGCACTTACTAATCCACCTGTCAATACATTACCACCTGTGATGTTGGCAGCACTTGTTATGGTTGAAGTTGCTGATATCAATCCAGCAGTTAGCAAGTTGCCACCGGTTATGTTGGCAGCACTAGTAATAGTGCTTGTAGCACTTATTAATCCACCTGTCAATATGTTACCGCCAGTGATGTTGGCTGCCGACGTGATTGTTGATGTTGCTGATATCAAACCAGCAGTTAATACATTACCACCAGTTACATTACCAGTTACTGATGCAAGTCCACCTGACAACAAGTTACCGCCAGTGATGTTGGCAGTGGCCGACACAAGCCCACCTGTTAATACATTGCCACCTGTGATATTGGCAGCACTTGTGATGTCACTAGTTGCGCTAATCAATCCACCTGTCAACAAGTTGCCACCGGTTACGTTGGCTGTAGCACTTACTAACCCACCTGTGAGTACATTGCCACCAGTTACGTTACCAGTTACTGATACTACTGCGCCCAAATGACTTGAACCAGTGATAGTACCTGTGGCACTAATCAGGCCACCAGTTAATATGTTGCCACCAGTTATGTTACCTGTAGCACTTGCTGTACCACCTGTTGCTAAATTACCACCTGTTACTGTACCACTTGCACTGAGCACACCTGTGATGTATTCACCTGTTGTGGCAAACACTGCCACGTTTGATGTACCACCAACGCTGACAAAAATGTTGGCATTGGCAGTGGCCGCAATGTTGCTGTTGCCAGAGGAGATTGGAAAACCAGCACTGCTAGCCGCAACACCGGTCAGTTGACTACCATTACCAATAAAGAAATTGCCGGCTGCTACACTGATGTTGCCTGTGGCACTAATTGTGGTGCCTACAGTAAGAGCCCCGTTTACAGCAATTGTGTTGGCTGTGATAACGTTGGCAGTTGATAAAATTCTAGTCCACGAATTGGTTGCGCTAGAGTATTGGTAAGATACTTGATTTACTACCGTTACTTGTCCGTTTGTGGGTGATACTGGGAAGGCCATAATTTCTCCTGTTGGTCTTATACTCTACTTATGCCAGAACAAATATTTCCTATTCCTGGCATTTTTATACTAATTTCCTAGGTTTGCTTGCTCTGCAAGCCATTCTTCACGGGTCAATTTTCGAGATTGATCCTGAGTTTTTTGTTGTTCTAACCACTGTTCTCGCGTCATCGTTTGACTATTTACCGCAGATGCTTGCTCTCGCAACCACTCTTCTGTGGTCATGGTGCGAGTCACTGTGACCAAGTTTGTGGGTGTTGTGTTGTGTACAGTTTTGACTTCAACCTGCGATGCCAGCCACTGTTCTCGAGTCATGGGCGCGGCTGATTGTTGCTGTTGTACTAGCCACTCATCAGCAGTCATTTTTGTTTGTTCTGCCAGCCACTCCTCTGTAGTCATGGTGCGGACCACAGTGGCATCACCAATTGATGTAGAATTATTTTCAGTTGCTATTGCAGTTTGTGACGCCAGCCACTCTTCTCGAGTCATGTGAGTTGTTGACTTCTGTTGTGCCAACCACTGTTCGACAGTCACTTTTGTTGCTTCTTGGGCCAGCCATGCTTCAACTGACATAGTTGGTGCAGTTTGTTCTACGGAGTGTATGTGATCAGGCAAAGAGCGCGGATATTTTGCTTTTACTGCTCGTATTCTGGCTGCCATTTCTTCAGGAAATACACCAGCATGATACAAGGAATCCAGTTGTTCTTGTATGGTAGGGTACTCTCTAGCACGGTTTCTTTGATATTCTGCCCAGTCATAGGCCTGTTGCAAACGCTGTTGTTCTGCCTGTATTTGTTCCAGAGTCACTGGAGCAGTCGCAGGCTGGTGCCAGGTTATGGCCTGATCATATATGCCCACACTGATTTCTGCGTCAGGCACTAGACTTTGAATAGCATGAAATACAGTAATCATGATGCGGCAATCTCCAGGGCTATCAACCAAATATTTGTGCTGGTCAGTGTGCTACTGGTATTAGAAACTCTTTGTTGTAATTTGTATGTAACCGCACCTGTTGTTCCCGGCGCATCCATGTAACTGTAAGATATAGCACCTGTTGCGCCAACACCACCACTTGATACTGTTGTACCAACCGTTTGTACTTGCAAACTGGTACTGGGTGATCTGACCAACTGTGTATCAGCAGTGACGTTTGTTCCTGCCAATGCACTAAACTCATTAGTTCCTGTGGCTAAAATTAATACTCGGCTGGTTGCACTTGATGGGGTAATAGTTACGTTTGCATAGGTGACGTCAACATAAGAGCCACTGTTTGTTACACTACCTCCCAGGCTTGAACTCATCACTGTTTGTACCACAGCACCCAAGGGCATGTTGTAGGCTGGTAATCTGTTGTTGGTATAGAGATTTTGTGTGTAAGTGTTGCGGAAATACACACTGCTGGTGCCAATGTCATAGGTGACATTGGCAATTGGTACTAGTGTACCAGAAATTGCCACATTGGCAACCACGCCGCCAGCAAAAGCAGGTGAGGTGGTATCTACCCAATAACTACTTGTTCCATCATTAATATACTCATACAACACATCACTTGTGGTGTTGTACCATTGATCTGCCACGTCAGGACCAGCAGGTGGGGACGTTGCGGCAGTGTAAACAATGCCAGTGGGAATTGGCACACCATTGGCATAACAATAGTTGTCCGATCGTATTGAGTTACCAAAAACGTTGCCTGTTGCAGAAACTAGGCCAACTGTCAACAAGTTGCCACCCGTGACATTGCCAGAAATTGATACATTAGACAGCGTACCAACTGATGTTAGACTTGAATATAATACATTTGAACTTAGTGTATTACCAATCAGGGCATTGGCATTTACACTTGATGCTGAAACCCCAGTTAATTGACTACCATTACCAATAAAATAGTTGCCAGTTACATTGCCACTTGCTGAAACAACTCCAGAAATGTATGCACCTGTATTGGAAATTACAGCAACGTTACCTGTACCATTCACACCCATGGTGATGTTGCCATTGGCAGTGGCAATGTTTACATTGCTAGTGCCGTTGCTGATAAATGTTGTGTCTACCCCAAATTCACCAATGTATCTGTAACCCACAACATAAATTGTGTTGGCTGTTCCGGTGCCAATAGCAGTTGGGATAGTTGCACCATTGAAGTTTAGAACGCCAGACTGGTAGTCAAAGAACCAAGTATCATCACTACCGGAACCGGCGCCAAACAACTTGGTACCTGCTGTTTGAGGATTAGTTAAACCTGTGGGGCCGGCATAGACTTGTACCAAATAGTTGTCACCAAACTGTGTGGGGATCCAGTTGATTAAATTGGTTTTCCAGGTTTGATTGTCAGGAGCAGTTAGATCTTCAGTACATTGTATTGTGGGACTGTATCCGGCGCCACCGCCATCTTTGTACACTTGCACCAGTGATGTGGTACTAGCCGGAGGCGAGGCAGGTATGTCTCCACTCTGTGTCCAAATAAGGTCGCCACGATACAGCAGTGGACTGGGTATGCTTTCATTGAAGGCTTCTTTGGAAGCAGGCTCAGCGGTTTTGGTTACCCCGTAGCCGACCTTTTTCCAAAGGTAGTCAATCTTTTGTGATTCGTTAAACGAGGCGGCCATTAAGCGGCTACTCCTATTGACAAGGCTGTGATAGATTGGCCACTTGCCAGAGCGATTCTAATTAAAATGTTGTTGCCAGTGCTGTTGGCAGCGTTTTGAGATCCCAGAGTCATTGTATAACCTACATTGGCAATTGCTGTATTTAACGGTATCACATCCGCGCCAGTCAAGGCACACCCATTTGAGCCGTTGCCACCAGTACCACTGGCAGCACCCGGAACTCCTGATCCAGCATACTGTGTGAATGCTTCCAGCCATCCGTTGATGGTACTGGTTGGTCCTGGAAATCCTGGAGTAGGTGATGTGAATCCACTCTTGTCTATTGTTGTGCCCGGTGCCGCAAGCCAAACACCTGCAACACCTGTAGTAGTTGTTAATCTAATATCAAAGTTGGCCAGACTTGGTCTAGCAAATGCAAAAGTAAAATACTGTGTGTTTGTACGACCGCCGGTGACTGTCAAGTTTGGACCCACCGGCAAGTATCCTGTGCTTAAATCAACTGCATATTGTGTGAGTACACCATAGCGCACCACAGCCTCGGGTGTGCCAGCAATGGTCTGTGCTCCAGACCAAGCATTGGCTGTGTAATAATTAGTTGAGTCAGAAAACACAGGAGTATTACCTGCTGTACTCATTACAATACGTATGGCCGCTTGTGTGTTGGCAGTAGGGGTACAAGTGATTGACTGTTCGTTTACCCCAGAGTTTGCGCCAGCATACATCTGTATCTTGGTTGGCAATTGCACCGTAGTACCGGTTCCAATCACGTTGAGTACGTTGGCCTGCAAGGTGCTCACACTGTTGTTAGCACCGGTGATGTTACCAATTAGATTACCAAAAGTATAGTTTGCACTAACACCAATGTTGGCCTTGACATTACTGCCGGTCAACATACTGTTGCCTGCATTGTCAAGTTGTGCCAGAGTCTTGGTTTGAGTTGCTGATAATACTGCACCCGAACCTTCGTATACTGTGCCACTGGCCAATGTAAAGGGTGTGGTGCTAGTATAAGTTTGTCCTGCTAGGTTGCTGACCTCTAGGTTAGCAATTGTAATTGCAGGTGAACCTGTGTTGTAGTAAGGAATACCCGAAATGTATCTATAAGTTCCTGCTGTGGACTCAACCATCAACACGTTAGCAGTAACTAGACCGGGCGCTGTGTTTAAATTGTCTTTGACAAAGCCCACATAGTTGGTGTTGCCCGATACTGAATGTACCATTTTGTAATTGTTGTAGCCTGTGCTCAAACTGCTCAAAGCACAACTTACGTTGGCACTGAACACTTTGTAGAAATAACTAGGTACTGCGGCATTGGCCACGTGTAGGTCTCTGTCGGCTGACACAACCAAAGCACCAGTAGTACCAACTGTGTTCCCTGATGTGGTAAATGTTACATTGCCTGCACCGGTATTGTTGACATAAGCAGTTAGTGTTCCTGTGGTTGCTGTGTTGGCATTTTGTACGTTGGCACTGGTTGTGATAGTCGCTGTTGTTGCAAAACGTGTGACACTTGTGCCATTGGCTGGAATATTACCACCTGTTGCATCGGCGGCACCAGCAGCCAGTAATGGACTTGTTCCTTGGCTGGCGTTGGCAATGGTCAAGTTGGCAAATCCACTCAGTGCTGTAGGTGCAGTTGGATTGGCAGCAATAAAAATGTAACCGGTTTGACTCAAAGTATTACTTTGTGCTGTGCTGGTTATACCGTTTGGTGTGCCGTTGGCTTGAAGTGACACAGTAAAGGCGCCAGTAGTGGTGTAGGTATGCAGTGCATTGCCCACATTGCTTATGCCATTGCTGAATGTGCTGTCTCCCCAGGTCCAGTTGGCAATGTTGCTGTTCTCACTGGTGTTCTGGAATGTGAATGTCGATCTATTGGCACCGTTGTAGTCAGTATAAAGGTAACCCACTCTGGCATTACCTGTGTTAGCAGTGGCATCAGTGACCACGTTGGCAGTGGTTCCAACAAAGTTGGCACGTGTCTGTGGTTCAACTGTGATTGTGATGTTACCACTCTTGAACGGACTGGTACTATAGCCAGTGTACAAGGACAAGTTTGCTGTGAATTGTTGATAAATGTTGCCTGATTGATTGGCTGCACTCAGTGCAAAGGTATTGGTAACGTTGGCCGCACCAGGGTTTCCAGCGGTACCAGATGCGATTGTCACATTGCTGACATTACCATCTCCGTAGTTTAGATAATAATACTGCTGTGCGCCAAAACTTGCTGTGTTACCTGGTGCGCCGTTTGAATCGTTTCTAAAACTTATTATGCCAGATCCATTAATCACATTGGCTCGGTTGGCAGTGACAAACACGTTACTGGCCTGTGATGAGTAAACTTTGACATTGGTGTTGGATGATGTCACGCTCACAGGACTTGCACCTGCATTGGCACTGTTACCTGTCAGGTTAACTCCATACAGCACATCAGTATTGGCCGTAGCATTGGTAAATGTATGACTTGCTGTGGTCCAGTTGTTGGCTGGAATCACTACAGTACCATCTCCCCAGTTGATTGAATAAGTTTCTGCGTACAGACTGGTGTTGGTTATCAAAACACCGCCAGGGGTGTCCAACGTTGTTCGATTGGCAGTAAACGATGGTATTGGTGTAGGTGTGTACAATGTTATTGTGGTAGACGCGGTGCTAGTTGATCCTTTGGCACCGTTGGCCACATTTCCATTGTAGGTTCCATTGGTGTTGTATGCGGTATAGGTCACTGTGAATGTACCACCCGATACATTGCTGAATGTATGTACTGCGTTGGCAGTGGTTGCGTTGGCTGTACCATCACCAAACTGCCACAAGTAAGCGTTGGGGTTGCCAACGTAACGGCCAGTCAGTGCCACGCTCAATGGACTTGGTCCCGAACTCACATTGGCAGTAATATAGGTATTACCCACATAGGTGCTGTTGGCTATGTTCAATGCCACTTGATTCAAGTCATCCAGGCCGTCTGTGACAAAAGTTGCTGTGGTCCAACCTGGGTAGGCTACATTTTGTACAAGGTTACCATCTGTTGGTGTGCCCAGTGTGATTGTGTTACCTTGGCCGCCGGCGGCAATAACACCAGTTAGAGCAGAACCATTGCCAAGGAAATAATTACCAGAAATATTACCAGTTGCTGAAACTATTCCGGCTGTTAATATGTTGCCACCGGTTATGTTGGCTGTTGCCGAAATCACTCCGCCTGTTAAGACATTACCACCTGTGACATTACCGGTCAGGCTTATGCTTGTACCAGTTGCCGCGCCAATATTTGGCGTTGTGAGATTGGCGCCGGCCTTGACAATAATGTTGCCCGATCCATCAAACGCTGTTGTATTTTCATCGACCTTGGCATTGAATTGCGAACCTATTAAACTTAGACCGGCACTGGTATTGGCGGTATAACTGCCTGCACTAGAGAACTGTGTCCAAACAATAGCAGTTGTACCAATCACTACTGGTGCATTTGTAGTACACACATATCCAGAATCGGCATTGACTGAACCCAACTCAACAAAAACAAATGCTCCAGGTACTTCGGCAGCCTGATTCATGTCGGCAGAACGAGTCAATACGTATGAGGATCCTGCATCGTTGGCGGTGACTGTATAGATACCGTTGTATGGAGCATTACCACCAGTTTCATTCTTGATCAACACTCGATCACCAACTGTGGGTGAGGTTCCATCAATAGTTAATAAGCCTGAGGCAGATCCAGTTATGGTTGCACCAACTCCGGCAGTTCCGTTGTTGTAGGTATAAGCAGGTAGTGTGGTGGCTGTGGCCAAAGAAACGGATGCTTTGGGATCAAGTCCTTGCGCCACATTGTCAACATAGGCTTTGGTTGCGGCATCTTGGTCTTGCACCGGGTCAGCAAGATTTCTAATAATTTTATTGCTGACCAGAATATTTCCAACGGAGTTTAACGTCAAATCACCATTGGTAGCAATTGTCAATGAGACGCCAACTATACTATTGGTGTTAATATTGCCGCCAGTGATATTGCCAGTTGCCGAAATCAATCCACCTGTTAGGACATTGCCACCAGTTATGTTAGCGGCACTAGTGATAGTACCGGTTGCAGATATCAATCCACCTGTTAGGACATTGCCACCAGTAATATTTGCCGCACTGGTGATTGTTGATGTAGCACTGATTAATCCACCAGTTAGTAAGTTGCCGCTGATAATATTACCAGTTGCTGTGATTAAACCTGCGGTTTGTAAATTACCAACAGTTGCATTGCCAGTTGCTGTGATTAGTCCGGCGGTAATTAAGTTGCCACCAGTAATATTGGCTGCCGAAGTAATGGTTGAAGTAGCACTGATTAGGCCACCGCTAAGTAAATTACCAGTTGTGGTATTGCCGCTAACACTTAAACTTGTTAATATGCCAACACTTGTAATATTGGCTTGTGCATTGTTTGTTACTGTTCCTGCTGAATCAGCATAGGTAGCATTGGCCACGGTGCCTGTTACGTTGGCACCAGTTAAACTTGTTAACCCAGCACCATTGCCAATGAACACATTGCCTTGGATGTTGCCTATTGCTGATATTAGCCCACCAGTTAATACATTACCACCAATTATGTTGGCAGCACTGGTAATAGTCGATGTGGCTGATATAAGACCAGCAGTTAAAACGTTGCCGCCGGTAACATTGCCACTTGCACTCAATACGCCAGTGATGTATTCTCCAGTTGTGGCAAACACAGCAACATTTGCTGTTCCTCCGACTCCAACAGTGATGTTGCCACCCGAACTCACAACGGTAACATTACTTGTGCCATTATTAATATTGGCAACGCTTGTGATAACGCCGGTCAACAGCGCACCATTACCGAGAATATAGTTACCACTTACATTGCCTACAGCACTTATCAATCCGCCTGTTATAACATTGCCACCAGTTACATTCGAAGTTGTTGTTACAGGGCCAGTTAAGCTGACCAGGTTGCCAGAATATGTTGGCAAGTAATTGGCCACATCGGTATTTGAGTATCCTGCTGGTAAGCCAGTAATTAGAGCACCATTGCCCAGCAAATAGTTGCCGGCAATGTTGCCAGTGGCACTTACTTGTCCAGTAATGTAGGCACCAGTAGGGGCAAAAACCGCAACATTACTAGTTCCAGTTACACCAACTGTGACATTACCGTTTGCATTGACTGTGACGTTGCTGTTGCCGTTTGTGATTGCGGCGCCAGCACTTGCTATAATACCTGTCAGTTGCGAGCCGTTACCAATGAAGTAATTGCCTGTGACATTGCCAGTGGTCCTAATGTTACCAACTGCACTTATTGTACCACCAGTGAGTAAATTCCCAGTTTGAGTATTACCAGTCACGCTTAGATTTGCCAGTACGCCAACTTCGCTTGCTTGTATTCCAGTCAGTTGACGACCATTACCAATAAAGTAATTTGTGGTTGTAATGTTGCCAGTAGCACTCACCACTCCAGCAGTTAATAAGTTGCCACCGGTGGCATTGCCAGTGACAGTAACTGAAGTTAAGGTGCCAACTGAGGTAATGTTGGGTTGTGCCGCCGTGGTCACTGTGCCTGCTGTGGTTGCCGATCCAGCGGTAACAGCGTAGGTAGCATTGGCCACGGTACCCGTGACATTGGCACCTGCTACGGTGTTTGCTGTATTAGCGTAGGTGGCTGTGGTTGCGGTGCCAGCGGTTACGGCATAGGTGGCATTGGCCACAGAGCCTGTGATATTTCCGCCTGGTATATTGGTTAGACCGGCACCTGATCCAATAAACCGCCCAGTGGTAGTGATATTACCAACAACGTCTAAGTATAATAAATCATCTACAACTTTTAAACTTGAATACAATACATTA